TGAGTTGTACATTTGTAGACATTTGATGAGTGTGTTTAATTTCTCCATTCCCAGGAGTGCGGGTGTGACATACAAAGCAGTGTGTGTGTCCATCCGAGTACTCAGCATTGGCATCGGATGAACCACAATTAGGACATGCTGTATGTCTTACGAATTCGCTCTCTATATGAGCCATTCCATTGGTATGTTGTGGTACGCACACCACGGGATCTTGTGACGATCACACCATTGTGCGTACGTTGTCTTTGATTTCTTTGAGATCTTGTTATAGGGAGCTTGAAAAACCATCCTTAGATCTATCTCTGGATGTTGCTCCACTACATTTTTTACCTTTCTTCTGTCTGCACTATCCCAATATCCTTTACATTCTAGGTATATTCCATTTGGTAATAGGAAATCTGGGGAATAATTATGTTGTATTTCATATGGAATCCTTGTTGGTTCATATTCATAATCAATCTTTAGTTCACACAGTAAGTCTGAGACCTTCTCTTCTAGTTCAGACCTGAACATTAGAAGTCATCTTCTACCGACGCTGGTGTACCAGCTGCCTCTACGTTAGGTTCTCCAGCCTTGAAGCCGTTTGTTTTACCAAATAGCTCAGCTACACCTTCTTGATCTAAGTCGCCTGTATCGATCCCTGCACCGCCTTGTACGGTGATGATCTGTACTCCAGAAAGTTTAAGTGACGTACCATATGAGATACCGTCTCGGAGTAGATAAGGCTTCTGTATGAATCCAAGTTTGACAGTACTTCCTGCATAGACAGGAGTATTAGCGTCATTAATAGGAGTACCTTCTGTATCGACCACTGGTGGTCTTTTGTCTTCACTCCATGAGAATTTAATGATGTATTTTCCATCGGATACTTCCTCCCAAGGTTCTGGTTTAAGAGAGCTGCGCTTAGGGTTCTTGAGCTTAGACTCAGCCCACTTAAGACACTCAAGTCTCTCATCTTCTAACTTATCAATCAAGTCTTGTCCTACTACAGCTCTCAAGCTATAGCCGTACTGACTCGGCTTCATTACAGCCTGATACCCTTCTAATACTACGGGTTCAGGTGTGACGTGAATGTTTCTCATTAACAAAAAAAGTAAGTGGATTCAATGACTGACTCAGGCTTCAATGTGTCAACCATCGGTGGTTTTGTTTCGGCTCCTATTGACTCAGCAAACGTTGATAGATAATCATGCTCAGCGAATAGGTGCATATATGTGTCTCGTACAAGGTGAGACAAAGTAGACATATCAGTAGCTCTACATAGAACTGAATCATGTATGAGAGCTATAGGTGCGTTGAATTTAGTTGCACTGATATGTAATAAAGAAGCATCAAGAGAATGAATTAAATTAGGAGCTGTAGCATTCTTGTGATGCCTTACATCAACTCCCTTCTCTCCATCAGCTATATGAATACGACAACGACCTAACAACTTAAGATCTAATATCTTTGTAGACTTTTTATTTAGTCTTTGTCTAACAGTAAAACCTGATGGTGTAGTCCAAGACAATTCTGTAGCTTCATTTTTAAAAGCATTTGAGACTTCCTTTTCAATCCATCTCATTACTTTCATAGGTCCAGGGAATTTTTCTTCCATGGCATCTCTTACAGCTTTAACTGTTTGAGTTAGCTCTTCTTTATCTATCTCTACACCTTTATCTCTAAACGCTTCTTTAATGTATCCTCTATTAGAAAAAGGTTTTGCATTGTAGGGTATTGTCATAACTGTACGTTTGGTACATTTACGATCCCAATAAGGACGCAACCTCTCAGGTATATTTGGTAATGCTTTTTCAGCTATTACTTTATAAGCATCTTGTGGTTCATCACCTGGAATAACATTAACCATTGAAGCTGTTGACTTATCTCTAGCTAACCCAGCGAGAACCTGCATTCCTGAGCAGGTTGCATCTGTGGCTACTGGTAGACCTGTAGTAGACCTACTCTTAGTAACTACAACTTCATAGAATTCCTCACATGCAGCTACAAACTGCCAAGGTTCCTCAACATTTTCCCAATCACTAACATTTCGTATTGGATCAGTAGCAACTCTCTTAATAAGAGATGCATTTTCAGGGATAAATGGCCAAGCTTTTCGCTCATCCATTGTTGCTTTATCCAGACCAAATGTTGTAGCTACATGGAAAGCTAACCATTCTTCACCATCTTTAGTTATCTCTGACTCACTAGCGAAACGGATTAGACTTTTTCCAAAGTCATCCGATTGAGGTGTACAAAATGATGGTATGGGATATGCTCTCCCCCTATAATCAAAACTCCAAGGTACCCAGAAAACTCTATCCTTAAACTCTTTCATGACATTCATTGTCATTCGAGTACGGCAAGAGACTCTAAACTCTTGAGCATTTTTATTACAGGCTTCTCTCTTCGCTTGCTTCCATGCAATTTTAGCTACTTCATTAGTATCAATATCAATGGGTTTAGGTGGAATAGTATGTTCAATAATTGGTCGAAACTTTCCTACCTTCCTACCCTTGCTATCAAAGTGTTCTGCTATTGATACTGTGAACGGGTTCAGGCGGTATTTAACCTTTTGAATTTTGTTTAAAAACTCTCTGGTTTTCTTTCCCTGTATAGTAAGGGGTACCCCCCTCCGAACCATCTCGTGACAACGAGTTAAGTCGTTGAGGTAGTAACCTCCTTCCTCACATACAGTCCAATCTCGTGGCTCAATTATCATTGGCCAACTAAGAGGACTAAATAGTTCTACTTTTTTAACAACTTCATCTTTATATTCGTAGAAGTTTTCATTGGGAATTAGGTAGTTCTGCTTACTCTTGCCTCTAAATTCTGTAAATATCTCAAACCATCCAGAAGATTCCAATAAACAATTAAGAAACCATCGACCTAGTTCAGTCTTCATGTGTGTACTGAAATGTTTCCACATCTCAACATCAGATCTGTTGAAACATGTTTGCATTTGCTTACGTTTATATTCAGTACCTTTTGATTGATGCCAATAGTTATCTTTTAAATGCTTGAATAATCCAGGCGCAGTATTCTCATAAAATCTTATTTGTAGTTCAGCTTCTATAGCAGATCCAATAGATTCAACAATAGAAGCGATGGTTGAATTCTTTTTGCGATAAGAGAAAACTTTATCGAATACAAGTTTTAATGTAATTGCACACGCTGATTCAGTATCAATAGCGTTGACATGTTCTAGTATTTTTTTCTCACTAACTAACCAACATTGTTCATTTCTTTTATCTTTCCATTCTTGTGTGTACTTAATAAATGTCGGCAAAAGGTTTTCTATTGAGGAAGCACCATAACAAGTAGCAGAGGCATAATCTTTCGATTCAAGAGTATGTGTTTGCTCTCTAAGTCTCTTTAAACCACCTGATATTTGCTTCCTTTCAAATTCCTTTTGACGCATTTCATCAGCGTCTTGATACATAAAAATAGCGCGGTAGATTGTATGTTTTAATCTATACTTAAGTGGATATTGCTATAAATAAAGATAGCCCAAGGCTTTTAACCATGAGCTATTAGTTGCTATACATTAGTGGATTAAAAGACTATATAGTTTTTAAGTCTGGTGCGTCTACCAATTCCGCCACAC